ACTCGGCTGCCGGCGGGGGCACAACCTACAGCGTCAACACGCCGCCGAATGCTGACGTGAGCGCGGTTCGCTCCGGCTCCACGATTGTCGCCACGGCGCGCGTCAAAGGCACGCCGGGCATTGTCAAGACCGTCGAGACCAGCGCCAACCTGTCGTGGGGCGCCACCGCGCTCGTCGCGACGACCGGCCCTGGCGCTACTTACGGCCTCGGAACGGTCATCAACCCAGATATTACCGCCGCTGCGTCTGGCGCCAATATGACCGCCACGGCCAAGGTTGCGGGCGTTGCCGGCAACGCCATTACGACCACGGCTGTCTCCACCCACATCGCGTGGGGCGCAGGCGCGCTGGCTGCTGGCGCCGATGCCGTAGCGGCCACGGGCGCGCTGACCATGACCGATGTGCCGGACGATGGCGGCACGGTAACGGTCGGCGCAATCACCTATACTTTCAAGGACGACTTGACCCCCACAGCCGGTGAGGTAATGATCGCCGGCACGACCATCGACGTCACGCTAACCGGAGAACGTGCTGCAAATGCTTAAGCATCCCGACAAAGGCGCCCGCAAAGGCCCGAAACGCTACTGGCCAGCCTGGCGCTACGGCCCGGCGCTGGTCGAAGGCGGCGAAGTCCAGGCACGAATCTTCCAGAAGCCCGACGACGTTCCCGAAGGTTGGGTGACTCACCCGAACGAGCTCAAGGCGAAAGCCGCACCGGCCGCTGACGCGACGCCGGCCGCACCCGCCGCACCTCGTAAGAAGGGCGCCAAGGCTGCCGCGACGCCGACGGCTGACGAAGCGGAGCGCGCCGCGCTCATCGCCGAGCTGACGGCGAAGGACTACGACCCGGCCGAACTCGCTGGCGCAACGCTCGACGAGCTGCGTGCTGTGATGAAGGCCGAACCGGATGCCGCTAACCACTAACGACATCATCACGCGCTGCTATCGGGAGGGCAACCTCATCCCGATTGGCCAGACGCCGAACACGGCGGAAGTGACTGAAACGCTTGGCGTTTATCAGTCCTTCATGTCGTCTCTGATCGGTAATGACATCGGCCAGCTCCTCGGAGACTGGGAGCTGCCGCCCGATCCGTCTTCGCCGAACCCTGGCCGGTACCCGCTCTACCCGGAGAAAGACTGGAGCTTCAACCAGCAGGTCTGGCAGAACCCGCCGGCGAACGTGAATATGGTCGCCAACGCAGGCATTGGCGACCCCGTGTTCTTCCCTCCGACGCCGTCCAACGGCGCGCGGATGGCGTTTGTGAACGTCGGCTTGGACCTTGCGAACTTCCCGCTGACGCTGGACGGCAACGGCCGGCTGATCGAGGGGACGCCTACGCTCACGATCACCGCGGCCAACTACACCGGCCCGATTCTCTGGTTCTACCGCGCCGACCTCGCTAACTGGGTCCGCGTGACGGACTTGACGATCACCAGCGATTCGCCGCTGCCGCCGCAGTTCGACGACTTCCTCATCTCGTCGATGTCGATTCGACGTGGCCCTGCCTACAACAAAGACCCCGCCGCCGCGACCGTGGCGACCGCCAAGCACGGCCTCAAGCTGCTGAAGACGACGTACCGGCAGGAAGCGCCTGGCGCGCCGTTCCCCGGCGCATGGCGGTTTGGCACCTACCAGAGCTACGGAACTCCCTGGCGATTTACTGGCGGTGGCGGCGGGTTCGGCTGATGGCGAACCTGCAATTCGGCAAGGGCGCCTTCAAGCGCACCTACGGAAAAGAGCCGGAAATCGTCCTGCTCAACCGCTTCTTCGAACAAAATCCCTCCAACCGGGTCGACGCCGTCGCGCTCCTGTCGCGGCCGGGCGATACTTTCCTCGCTGGCTGTGGCAAAGGGCCGATCCGCGCTAACTTCTTTCAGGACGGTACGATCAGCGGGAACCTGTTCACGGTCTCCGGCAACGAACTCTACATGTTCGCAAAAGACCTGACGCGCACACACATCCTCGGCACGATCGCTGGCACGCAGACGCCTCAGATGGCCGGCACCAGCACGGCGCTGTGGATCACTGACGGCGTCCTGCTTCAGTTCTACGACGGCGTAGGCTCGCGCGCCCAGGGGCTGTTGACGGTCGCCGCCAACCCTACCCCCGGCGATACTGTGACTTTGGGGACACAGACCTACACTTTCACGGGCGTTCTGCCGACGGCTGCCGACCAAGTGCTCATCGGCGCGGCGATCAACGACAGTGTCCAGAACCTCACTGATGCGATCAACCGCTCGCTGGGCGAGGGCACGCGCTACGGCGCCAACACGCAGGTCAACGCCTACGCCGTCGCGGTGAACAACGAAGACGGCACGATGACTGCGATCGCGAAGACCGGCGGCTCCGCCGGCAACGCTGTCGTGACGACGTCGGCGCTGGGCTCCACGCGCGCCACGGGCACGCTGACCTTCACGCCCGGCACGATCACCACGCAGACCGTCCAGATTGGCGGCGTTTACTACATTTTCTCAACCAACCCGCCGACCACAGACCCATTCGCCGCCGGCAGCGCTGCGCACCCGTGGCAGGTCTATCGGGGCCTGACGGCCGCCGCCGGCCTGCTCAACCTCCAGGCCGCCATAAACGGATCCGGCACGCCCGGAACGACCTATTCGACGGCGCTGGTGGCTCACCCAACCGTGGAGTGCACCGCTGTCACGGCCACGACGCTTTCTGCTCGCGCTAGGGCTGGCGGCACGGCTGGCAACGCCATCTCGACCACCGTGCCGGCCGGCGCGGGCCTCGCGTGGGGCGCTACGACGCTCGCCGGCGGCGCCGCTGGGACGGACGGCTGGGCGCACGCTACGCTCCTCGGCGGCGTCAACGACTCGCTCAGCGGCTGCGCGACCCCGGATGACGTCGGGATTGTGTCGCTTTGCGTCCTCAACGGCTTCGTTTTCCTCGCCGCGGCGAACAGTGACCGAATTTACTGGATCCTGCCGGGCGAGATCACGATCGACCCGCTCAACTTCGTAACGGCCGAGGCGCAGCCGGACGGGGTTATATCGCTGATGACCGTTGGCGACCAGTTCTGGGCCTTCGGCAGTCAAACGACGCAGCCGTTCTACCTGACGGGGAACGAGGACGCCCCAGTGGCGCCGGTGCAGGGGCGAGCGTTCAGCCAAGGCGTCGTCGAAGGAACTGCCTGCCTTATGAACCAACAGGTCGTGGTTGTCGGAAACGACGGTATCGTGTATCTCATCGCAGGCGGCCCGAAGTCGATCTCGGACCAAGGGATTTCAGAGCGCATCAGGAAGGCGCTCGTGGCGGAAAGGGACGCGCCGTGACGGGCATTATCTGCGACAACCACGAGAACTACGGCGACGACATCAACCTCGAGCTCGACGGCATCGTTGCCGAGGTTCTGGCGAACACCACGCTCGTCATCCCCAGCTTCGAAACGCAGGGTCGCTACTGGTGTGCGATGGACGGCCGGGGCACTGGCTTCCGTCGTGCGTTCCCCGCCGGCGGCATCACTAAGGTCGGCTGCTGGACGCAGAATCAGATCCCCAACCTTCCCGTCGCCAACAACCGTATCTGGCTCATGGAGTTCCGCGACGGCGGCAACGCCATGCGCTTCCGCGTCACCGTCACGACTGATGGCAACCTCCAGGTGCTCGACAACCTCGAAGCGGTGCTGGCGTCGACCTCCGCGCCGTGCATCCTCGCCGGCACGCAGCAGCGCGTACAGGCCCAGTTCGACCTCACAGGCGGCACGACTGATCTTGAGATCAGGGTTGACGGCGTTTCGGTGCTGATCGCCAATGACCTCGCTATCACCGTCCCGCCGACCCAAGTGTTCTTCGGCAACTCAGATTCGCCGTTCGGCGGAGCGCCGACGTGGTATCAGAAAGCGTATGCCGTCTATTCACTGACCGGCACGTACAACGACGACTGGCCGTCAATCACCGGCATCGCCACGATTTATCCCGCCGCTGACACGGCGACGGCCGGCATGACGCCGAAGCCGCGCCAGAAGATCGACGCGGGCGTGCTCTACACGCAAGGCAGCGGCGATTTGCTCGACTGCGGCGCGCTGGCTGCCTACGACATCGGCGCCGGCGACTTCACGCTTGAGACGTGGTACCGCCCGGCTGTCCTACCGGCTGGCTCAAACTTCTCGACGCTGCTGGGCAAGTGGTCGGCGTCCAACTCGAATCGCTCTTATCGGCTCGTGAAGTATGGACCCTCCGCCAACGGCGGCGCGGTGGCCTTCGAGATCACGACCGACGGCACGCTCGCTACGCTGGTGACGGTCGCCTCCGCTGTGCTCGATTTCCAGATCGGCTCCTGGTACAACATCGCCATCAGCCGCACGGCGGGCGTCACGCGCCTGTATGTCAACGGCTTCCAGGTCGGCGCAGCCATCGCCGACGCCCACACCTACTTCGCCACCGGCGTCAACGCCAAGTTCGCCGTCGGGGGCGAGCTGTCAGGCGTCGGGACGACGGTTCTGGCCAACTCCAGCGTCGACGGCATGTTCGACGCCACGCGCTCCACCAACGGCGTCGGGCGCTACGTCGCCAACTACACGCCCACGACGATCCCCTACCCCACGACCGTCGGAGGCGACCCTGACTTCGCCGATGTGGAACTGCTCCTCGAGTACGACGAGAACCTGAA